TTATCTATTATTAATAGCGTCTATTGGTTGCTTTTTAGCAATTTTACTTACTGGGATTAAACTTGAAATAAATGCTACTGCAACACTAATTACAAGTATTAATGCAAGTTGACGAATTCCAAAGTTAAATATTGTAATCTTTAATTCATATTCCTTTCTAAGCATTGCATTAAGAAGCCCTGTTGTAACCATACAGCCAATACTTGCAAGCACAAAGTTTATAAATGCAATTATTAAACTTTCGTTAAAGAATATTCCAAATACATCGCTCTTTTTAGAACCCAACGCTCTTAAAATACCAATTTCCTTAGTTCTTTCTAAAACACTAATATATGTAATAATAGCAATCATTATTGAAGAAACAACAAGTGATATAGAAACAAATGCTATCAAAACATAACTAACAGTATTAACTACTTTTTTAACAGACGTCATCAATAATCCAGTAACATCAGTATAATTAATTTCTTTTTCTTCATCTACTGAATCATTATAATCACTAATAAATTTCAAGAAATTTTCTTTTCCATCAAAACTACTAAAGTAAAATGATATTGATGTAGGTTCTTCTAAATCTTGATAACCTAAATTTACTAAATTTGCAGTAGCATTATTAGATTTATCACCACTCATCATCGCACTCATTATTCTATTAACTTCTTCTTCACTTAAATCAAACTTAAATGCAGAAGCAATTTTATCTTGATCAACATTAAATGAATTTGCTACACTAGACATTAATTTATTAGTAAGAGTTCCAACATCAGTTAATATATTTTTTTGCATAACTGCTTCGGTCATTTTACCAGCCATTAATTCAGCCGTAGACACTACAACCATTTGATTAACAAATGAATTAATTGCGTCTTCACTATATATTAGTACAGCACCTTTATTATTTTCATCTGTAGTAAATGAAGTATCATTTTCATAATAAGCACTTATATATCCTTGTAAATATCCAGTTAATAAACTACTATATGTAGATTTAAATACATCAGCTGGAATTACATAAGAACTTTCTAACTCAGATAATTTCTTTTTAACACTATCACTATTCATATATTCATTTACAATAGATTCAACATCATTATAATATATAACCGCAAATATTTGGTTAGGTATATATGGATTTGGTAAACTCATTTTAGGATTTTCTATATATCCTTTAACAAGTTCAGTTGTAAATTCACTTAAAGTATTTAAAAATGTTTCTTTAGCAGGATTAGTATTAGTAGTAATAGATGATGATATCTTATCCATATAACCACTAGTTGTATTTTTAATATCATTTTCATTTAAATTAATACCAAATGCACTAGATAACATATCTTTATCAATAGTAATCAAATCTTCAAAATTCATATTTGCTTCATTTTTTTCATCATCAAATCTAGTATTTGAAAAAACATCTACTTCTTTATTAGCTAATTGTTTTTTAACAATATCACTTTTACTTGCATTATCTATTACATACTTAGTTAAGTCAGATGTATAAGCAACACCAGGAGATAATGTCATCGTAGTACTGTTACTCTTTTTAGGAGCAACTACTCCTACTATTTTCAATTTTAATGCTTTATCATATAAAGAAGACATATATTTTTTATCACTACTCATATCTTCATATACAGAATATTTACTATTATATTTATACAAGTCAGATTGATTAATTAATCTTAAATCAATATTCATTAAATCTTCATAAGTTAACTCAAGTGGTTTGTTTTCAATCTCAACTTTTTCACCAGCCATTATTTTAGTAATCATACTAGATAATTCATCAGTTTTTCTAAGTCCTAATGAATAAACTAATAAATCAGATATACTATTAGCTTCAGATAAAACAATAATCATTTCATCATAATTACTTGGCCATTTACCAGCAAGAACATTATATTGCTCATCTAATTTTTCTTTATCATCCATCATTTGATTAAATATACTTGAATATGATGAATAAATACTATTACTGATAGAATCACTGTACATAGCAGACATAAGTGAACTAGGATTGATTTTAGATAATGTATCACTAGCATCAATTGTATAAATATAAGGACTAACACTATATGTATATTTAATATTAGAAATATCATTTTTTATCTTTTCATTATTCTTTTCTATATATCCTTTAAAACTCTTTAAATCATTAGATTCAATATTAGTAAACATTGAAGTTATATATTGTTTCTCAGTTACCTTTCCACTCTTATCATCACTACCATCACCACTTACCATAGACAGTAACATAGATGTCATATCAGCAGTTTCACTTGTAATAGTTAATGGATACGATGATAAAGTTTCTTCTTGCAAATCATCTATATAATTTTGAAAACCATTAGATAATGACATAATTAATGCAATACCAATTATTCCAATAGATCCAGCAAAAGAGACTAATATTGTTCTTCCTTTTTTAGTCATTAAATTATTAAATGATAAACTTAAAGCTGTAAAAAATGACATAGAAGTTTTTTTACCTTCTTCATCATGAAATTTAACTTTTTCTTTTCCATCATAAGGATTAGAATCACCAATAACTTTACCATCTCTTAATTTAATAATCCTTGTAGAATATTCTTGAGCTAAATCAGGATTATGAGTTACCATAATAACTAATTTATTTTTAGCAACTTCTTTTAATATATTCATAATTTGAATAGATGTTTCTGTATCTAAAGCACCAGTAGGTTCATCAGCTAAAATAATATCTGGATCATTAACTAAAGCACGAGCTATCGCAACTCTTTGCATTTGACCACCAGATAATTGAGATGGCTTCTTATTAATATGTTTTTCAAGTCCAACTTTAATTAAAGCTTCACGTGCTCTCTCTTCTCTTTCTTTTTTAGATACACCAGATAAAGTTAAAGCAAGTTCAACATTTGATAATATTGATTGATGAGTAATTAAATTATAATTTTGAAAAACAAATCCAACTCTATAATTTCTATAAGTATCCCAATTTCTATCTTTATAATCTTTAGTACTAACACCATTTATAACTAAATTTCCACTAGTATATTGATCAAGCCCACCAATTATATTCAATAAAGTAGTCTTTCCACTTCCAGAAGGACCTAATATAGAAGCAAATTCATTTTCTCTAAAATTTATAGAAACTTGATCTAAAGCTCTTTGACTAAATTCACCAGTATTATATACTTTAGAAACTTTTTTTAATTCTAACATACTTGCCTCCTTTAAAATGTACTTTATTTTATATTATATTTGTATTATAGTCAATTAATTATAACATTTTTAAAATCAAAAATGAAGTATTTTATAGCTCCATAGTTTTATAATCATCTAAGTTAATATCCAATGCTTTGAACAAATCTAACACATCAAATTCACTCATTCTATCATCTAATATTTGTCTATAATCAAAACCTAAAGTTTCTAAAAAATCCTCTAATGCCATATAAGTAATACCAAGTTGACTACCAGCATTTTCTCTAATTAAATTTACTTTTCTTTTAGATACCTTATCTAATTTATAACCATTAATTCTATATAAAGTATCTATTTCTCTCATCATATGATTATATTTATCAAGTTCACGAGCAAATTCAACAAAAGAAGTATTAAACCTCTTAAAGAATGAAACACCATTATTATCAAAATAATCTCTCATAATATGCATACCTGATATATCAGTTATAGCTAAAGCACATGCTCTTTCAAAAGGATAACAAACTTTATTACTTCCAGCCATAGATGCAAACATATCAGTAATACCTTCATTTAATCCAGTACCAAATAATTCACCATTACTTTGTCTAATACATATTCCATCTACAAGTCTATTTCTATTACTAGCTAAATGAAACATTTCATGAATACACTCGTCACGATTACCATTATAACTCATACTATTAGTACGACAACTATAATCAGAATTATCACTTTCTCTAACATTCAAAGTTCTACAATTAATAAATAAATTAGATCTTCTAAACTTATATTTATCTAAAACAGCAAGAACTTTACTTTTTAAAAGATTAATTTCTTTTTTGATTTCTTCACTCATATTATTCACCTATTTTATTATAACATAAAATGAAGATATTTACTATACTTTGTTATTTCCTTTTATTTACTATGATTTATTATTATTCTTTTTTATAATTTATCATACTTTTTCAAGTTTTTAGTCACTATTTAGTACCTAAAAGGAGTGATTAAAAATGTATTATAAATGTAAGTATTTAAAACAAAGACAAAAGAATTATAAGTGGTATGGATATTGTACTAAAAGAAGAAAAATAGTACCTCTATTTTGTAAGGAATGTGATGTTGTTGAATATAAAGAACAAAAAACACTCAAATCACGCACAAATAGACAAGCCAAGAGAGAAAAAGAAAGATTTAGTATAATTTATCGTGATTTAACTAAATGCTGTAATTGTGGCTCTAAAATAGGTATAGAAAAAAATGAAGTTTTTGAGGGCTCTTATCGTCAAATTTCTATAAGGTATGGAATGGTATGTCCCTTTTGTAAAACTTGTCATACTCAATTTCATAATGATATTATGCTCAACTTATTTTATAAAGTTATGTTTGAAAAAGAATTTTTGAAAACACATTCTAAAGAAGAATTTATAAAAATATTCGGTCAAGACTATATTTTTAAATTAGAGCAAAAAAAAAGAAGCTAACCAACTAAGGCTAGCCTCTTTTAATATCTCACTTTCTAAAATAATTTTATATTATCCCATCTTGTTAAACCATTTTTAAGATTTAGGTTTACTTGTCTTTGTACTTCATCATAATTAGAACCTAAAGCTTTTCTACGAGCTTCTCCATTACCGAAGTCACCTCTTATAGTTTTACGAACTAGATCTAAAATATCAACGCTTGGAGTTGGTGCTGGAGTTGGCTTATTACTATTTAACAGCTCATTAACTTTAGCTTGAACTTCATTATAATTATATCCAGCATTAGTTAAACGATTATATCTTTCATCACCATTTCCCCATTCACCACGGATAACTTCTTTAGCTACCTCATCAACGCTTTTCTTTGCTGATGGTGTTGGAGTTGGTGCTACTACTTTTCCTATGGCTGGATTTACTATACAACCTCTAAATGTATAAGCACTACCTAGTCCCCATCTTCCATTAGTATTTCTTCTTGTACTATTCCAAAAAGCACTTCCACCATATCCGGATTCACTTGTATAAATAGTATTGCTGTCTATAATTTTTTCAACAACAGCTACATGACCTGCTCCATCGTTTCCTGACAAAGTTCCTTTTCGCCAAACCATAATACCACCTAAAGTTGGTACTGATGATATTTCTAAGCCATAAGTATTTTTAGCTCTTTCAATAAAATTTTCAGCATTACAATTTAATGATGGATATTTCATAGCACCAATTATTTCATTGAATCTTCCACAAGCATAACCAACACAATTAGATAATACATTACATTGACTATCAGTAGGACTACCTTGGATACAAGTTGAATATCCACCTTTACTTTTAGTAATAAAAAATTTATTTCCTGATGTAGGTTTAGTCGTTCTTACATTCATTTTCAATTTCACCGTCCTCTACTAAAATATCCATTCCATCTTCATTGAAAGTTGTTTGTACTTCCAATTCTTCAACTTCTTTTGTTGTTTCTTCTACAACGATTTCTTTTTCTTCCATTTTAATTCCTCCTTTAAATGAAAATTATTTATAAAAAAGAGAGCAATTTATTTGCCCTCTCCTTTACCATTATTAAAATTACTTAATCCATTAGAGCCTAAGCTAATTGATATAGCTGTTAGTAAATATATAACTATATCTACAGCCCTAAATGTTCCCATAACAATATTTGTTATAGTCAATAATATAAATGCAATAAAAAAACTCCAATACTTCGTTGGAATCTTTTTTATATACTTTAACCCTTTAGTAAATTCTACCACCATAAATACTATAGTGACAAAACTTGCATAAGTGGTTAAGGTGTCCCACGAAAGAAAATTATCCATATTTTACCTCCTATCACTTTCTCATAGAATCTTCAATATTATCAAGTCTATGATGAGCTGATTTAGTAGAAGATTCTACCGCCGACACTCTTTCAGCTAACGATTGTAAAGATTTTGATATATCTTTATTATCAAGCCTTATTTCATCAACATTTTTACTAATTATATCTAATTTAGTATCAATTTTAGTTGTTGTTGCTACCTCCTCTTTGGTTTCTTGTTTAGTATTCCTTTTACTATTCATATAAAAAGTAGCATAACCAATAATACCTCCAATAATAGTGAACACTAAGCCAACTGATATACTATCCATATTTAATCCTCTTTATTACTTTTGCTTTCTACAGGAATATCAGGAAATTCCACATTATATGGAAATCCCTCTTGTTTAGTAATATCTCTTAGCTTTTGTCTATACTCAGCCCATTCACCATTAAGAATCTCATTAAAATTAGTAAAGAAAGTTTTAATTGTTGATAATAAATTACCTGCTGTTATTTCACTAGGAATATTTAATCCTATTCTATCTAGTAATAAGTGTTGATCACTTTCAGCTAATAACTTATCTCTTACTTCCCTTACTTTATTAGCCATAGCTTCATAATCTCTAGTTTTAGCTAAAACTAGCCAATCATTTAAGTTATCATTTATTGCTTGCTCTAAATCATTTCTATAAATAGTAGTGATTTTATAAACTGAGTATTCATAAAGTGTTTCATCTTCTTCTTGAATCTCTTTTACATCATCAAAAAAAGCAACTTCAATTAAGTTGCCTTTTCTATCACCTATTTTGAAACTTTCCGGAGCTATTGTACTTCTTGCTTTCATTTCTTACAACCTCCTTACATTTCTTGTAATCAATAAATGGTTTAATATATTTTTGTTGATAATTATATGAATCACAATGTTTTAACCAACCACTATAACTTAACATAGCGGAAGCGTCTTTGAAATTCAATTCATCTTTTTTAGAAATCTTTTTTGCTCTTCTTTTTATACGCAAAAAATTACTTCTTCTTAAAGTAGTATATCCTCTATAAAATCTATATCCTAAAAAATCAATAGGACGACTTTCGGTTTTAAATAATTGCCAATTTTCTTTTATAGTCAATTTTTCATTTCCTAAAAATTCTTCAATAGCGTATTTAACTTTTCTTAATTCCTTTTTATTATTTGAAAAAAGAACCATATCGTCCATATAACGAATATAATATTTTACTTTCAATACTTCTTTAATATAATGATCTAAATCCTGTAAATAAAAATTAGCAAACCATTGAGAGGTATAATTACCAATAGGTAAACCCTCTTTACCGCTATCAATAATAACATCTATTAAATCTAGCGTATCTTTGTCCTTTATTATTTTTCTAAATTTAGATTTTAATATATCCTTATCAATACTAGGATAAAACTTTTTAACATCAAGCTTTAAACAATATTTAGTATATTTCCTATCATTTACTAATATTCTTTTTAAATAATTCATTCCTCTTTGGATTCCACGACCTTTAATAGAAGCACAGCATAATTCATACATACCTTTATAAATAATTGGTTGTATTTGTAGCATTAAAGCCCAGTGCACCACTTGATCCGGATAAAATCGAGGCTTATAAATTATTCTTTCTTTTTTATTAGCTCCATCGTGTATTATCATTTCAATATACGGACTAGGAGTATAATTTTTTTCTTTTAGCATTTTTTGAACCTGCATAGCATAATAAGTAGGAGAATCTAATATTTTTTCAACATTTTTTCTCTTAGTTTTACCCGTACTAGCTTTACAAATTGCTAATTCAATATTGTCTAACTCAACTATTTTTTCATAAATAAATCCTTTTCTTTTCATTCATTGTCACCAAATTCTTATATTTGCCTGCCACTTTTTCGAGAAATTCCATCTTTCAGGAGATAAACCTACTAAAGCAACCCAGAACGACTAATTTTCAGCAAGGGCTGAGGAAAATGATGTGTAAGTTATTTTATATAAGTGGTCGAGCACCGGTCGTAATACCATAATAAGAGGAAGTTTCAGCAAACCACCAATACCACAAGCCGACATAAGAAAGTGTACCATCAAAAGCACCGCCGACAAGAGAGGCTTAATTAAGACCGAGCCAACACACCAAATCCCTTAATGTGTATTTTAAATATAATAAGTCGAGCACCGATGTTAGCGTTAGCACTACCCGAGTTCTCCCAGCAATTCCAATACCACAAGCCAGCCGGTAAACCATTATCATATCTACCGCCGACAAGAGCAAAAGTATATACAAAGAGAAAAACACCAGCACAAAACACATCAAATCCCATAATGAGTATCTTAATATAATAAGTCGAGCACCGATATTGACAGCAACATTAGACGAAGTATTGTTCATAGTCCAACACCACAAGCCAGCCGGTAAACCAAGACCATATCTACCGCCGACAAGATGAGTGGAAGTATGACAGGCACTCTCATACACATCATTTCCCTATAAATAAGAAGTCGAGCACCGACAGCTACCCACGAATCAACGGAAAAGCCACAAAACCACCACACCAAGAGTCCAGCTTCCAAAGTGGTATCACAGCCTCCGCCGACAAGAAAGAAAGTGAAAGTCGAGCTCTTACACATCAATTCCCATATAATAAGTCGAGCACCGGTATCGGAATAAACATAGGACGAAGTATGATCTAAAGCCCAATACCACAAGCCACAAGTCAAAGTGTCCCAATACATACCGCCGACAAGAGCAAAGCTCATAGCAAGCCAGTACTCTTACACATCAAGTCCCATTATTAAACTAAGTAGTCGAGCACCGACAACGCCATACGCACTAGAATGCTCCGTGAAATTCCAACACCACAAGCCACCAGCTGAGCCATTATTCCAACCACAGCCGACAAGAGCAAAAGCATTATAAAAAGCACTCATACACACCAAGTTCCTAAAGAACAAATTAAGTAGTCGAGCACCGATGGTAGTCCACAGATGAGAGGAAGCATTATTGAAATTCCAATACCACAAGCCAGCCTTGGAAGTGTTGTTCCAATTACCGCCGACAAGAGCAAAGAAACCAATAAGTAGCTAGAACTACAAACCGGTACAAAACACATCAAATCCCTTATAAGAAGTCGAGCACCGATGTCGGTAGTGGTAAGACCGGAAGTAGCACTCCAACTAGAAGCAAACAACCCATCTTCAAAATCACTGCTCCACTGACCGCCGACAAGAAAATCAGCAAAACAAAGGACATCTACTCAACTACACATCAT